AGGCGCGCTATGGCCTTTGTGGCGGTCTCTATTGTCATCTCGTCGTGTGCTACGAGATCCATAATGAGTGATAGGTGGTTCTGATCTAATGGCAAGTTATCCCCCGATTACGTGCGATTGTGATTTCGTCCAGCCTACGGACTAATAGTCCATTTGTGAAGTGGGTCACAGTTACAAAATGATGACAAAAGTACCCGTCGGTCAAAGTGTCAAGCGGTCGGCGCTGGTGGTGCGGCGGTCTCGTTCGGGTCTGTCCATACTTCGCCGAGGGTGTATTGCCAATGCCAGGACTCGAAGCCTGGTTTCTTCGGGTCGCCGGTCTGTAGGTACCAGCCGTAGGTAGAGGCGTTGGCGACCATCCAGTCGAAGATCTTGCCGGAGGCGTTCGCGACGTCGATCGCGATGCCTAGACCGTGATTAGAGTTTCGTGGTGTCGAGCACGGTGCGTTGCCAGGCTTTAACAACCAGACGGCGTCTTCATAGTTGCGCGTGATCGCCTTCGGTGATTTGAGGCGAGGGTCGTCGGCTTTGACTTTCTCGTAGCGCGCATAGAAGGCGCGCTCCTGTATGTCGCCTGGACGGTATGTGTCAAGAGACGATGTCGGTTTAATGACGATCTTGTCTTGCTTTGCTTGTTTGAGTAGCGCCTTCCAGGACTTGAACGCGCACGTATGGACGAAGCCGCCTGGTATTGGTGCGAGGAGTTCTGGTGGTAGTGAGCCGTTGCGAACGTCTTTGAGACACTTACAGAGTTTCGGTTTCGGTGTCGGGTACATCTTGTGTCTCCTCTTCGTCGGGGATGCCGTTGTTGTTTGCGTCTTGCTTGTTTGCCGAGGCAATCATGACTCCTGAGAGCGTGCCGGTTAAGAACATGACTACCGGCGACATGAGCTTGAAGAACTCTGAGTCGACTGGTGAGAGTTCGGAGCCTTGATACACGAAGAGAAGACCGAACAACATGAAGCCCATCGTCAAGGCGAGGATGCCGGCGAGTACGAGGCCGACGATGAAACGGAGCCGCGCGTTGAGTTCGTTCGGTGTGTAGCGGTCGCGTTTCAACATGAGAGCGCCTCGGCTGGTCGTGTTTCGGCGGTGACTCGTGACGCGGAGAGTGCCTTGTTTTTGGTTATCGGGCAGGGTCGTTCTTCGATGCGGTTGTTGCAAGCTGTGAGGATGCTTGCAAAGAGTACGGCTACAAAACTAAGGCGCCAGATCATTAAAACCTTCTCCATTGTCTGTTTCGGTTCTAATGTTTGGAACTTCGTTGGAGCCTGCTAAAGATTTTTCAAGTTCGGTTTCTTCTATTTGAGTCATGTCTCGTTTGACCATTTTGCCATCGTTGTTTTGAAATGTGATTGTGTATTTGCTCATGGGATCCTGTATCCATAGACCGTGCAAGTGCCGGTAATGTTGTTTGCGCTGTTTGCTTTTAATTTGAAACCTCTCATTGAGGTTCCTTGTGTTTGTGATGAGTTGGTCATTCCGCCGGAGTAGTAGGCGCCGCTGTTAATACTTGAATAGTTACCAGCCGCAAAAGTTGCGGCTGTAGCGGAGAATGGGTCATAAATATCTAGCGATACTCCGGTTCGGTTTGTGGTGTTGCTAGAAGCGTTTACTAAAAATGCTAAGGCGACCGATGAAGTGCTGTTAAAAATGTGCGGTGTTGTCCCTGTGCCTGTGTAATCCCATCCAATAGCGGCGGAATAATAGGACGATGTGACGTCTGTGCCTGCCGAGTTGATGTAGGCCAATAATAAGACGTTTAAGTCTGATACGCCTTGCATATTTATTACGACTCGGTAATTTTTGTATGTACTGGTAAACACATTGTCGCAATTTAGAACGGTGGTTGCTGCCGCCGTAAAAGAGTTTATGTAGACGAGGCCGGCGTTTGCGAGGTAGGTGTTGGTATCGGCGGCGGTGGCGGTTTCGCCGGCGGTGAAAGTTTTGATAGCGATGGCAGTCTCCTAGCCGTAGTAGTTGTAGTCGTATTTTCCTCTGACGGTGTCGTCGAGGATGAGTGGTGAGGTGTAGCGCATTGAAAGAGAGACTTGTGTTTGTGTTTGTCCTGGAATAAATGTGTGGTCGATTGCGTTGATGAGTGCGGCGCGTGAGAAGGAGTTGCCGACGCTCGGTGTGCGGATGAATGTGACTCGGTCGAGGAGTTCTAGTCCGAGGATTGTTGTCCAGTCGGCATCGGCGGTGTTGGGTGAGAGGTCGATGGGTTGGATGCGTGGGACGAGTGCGCCTTGTGTGCCGAGTTCGTAGACGGCGAGATCGTTTGCGGAGGTCGGCGAGTCGAGTTGTGTTTCGATGGTTGTTGCTGATGCGGCGTAGTTGGCGATTGTTGTTGTGTTGGTTTGTGAGACTTGTCCGTCTCCGGTGAAATTGATCGTGACGTCGTTTTTGAGGTTGTCGGCGTCGTAGGAGATGCCGATTTCGGTGCCGTATTTCAATGCTGATCCGGTGTCTTGGATGGTGGCCTGGACGTTTGCGGAGCGTGTGTCGGTGAAGACTGCTCGACGAGCTGTGAGCGTGAGGACGCCGGCTTTTGAGACGTAAAGGTTGCCGCCTTCGGAGTCGGCGACAAGTTGCATCTCTGGCACGACGCCAGTACCGGAGCCTATTTCGGAGACGGTGGCGACTGGTGACGCGGTGAAGGAGCAAAGAGACGACGAGAAGCTGGTTGTCCCGATAAGTCTTGTGAGCCGCGCCGAGGATGTTTCGGAGAAGCGGCCGCTGCCGGCGTTGTATAGAAGGTTAACTTGTCCCGATGAGAGCGTGAGGTTGTAGATCGACCAGTCTTGAAAGTTTGCAAACTGGACTTCGGCTTTTTCGGGGTTGCTTCCGGTGCGCGCTGATGATGAGTTGGTGTCGTTTGTTATTTGTTGGCCATTGATGTAGAGGACGACATTTGTTGCGGTGTTGCCGGAGACGGCCATGTGGAAACTTTGTGACGATGGTGCGAAACCGATGTATCCGCCGCCTTGCCTGGAGCCGCCTGAGAACTTTGTTTCGATGTAGTACTGGCCATTTTGGTAGATCTGGATGAATATGCCGGATGTGCCGTTGTCGTAGTTGAAATAGACGTCGTCTGTGGTGTTGGGTGTGACGGCGCGCATGAAGCAGGCGAACGAGAGGCGATCGGGTGAGGCTTGTGTGGTGCCTGTTGCGGCGTAGGAGATGACTGTTGCGGAGGTGCCTGGGATGTTGGCGGCGAGTGATGGTTGCTCGAAGAATGTCGGGTTTGTTGAGACGGTGGAGAGGCTGAGGTTGTCGTAGATTTGGTCTCTGATGGTTGCGGTGGTGCGTGAGTCGTTGCCGCGATAGAAACGCAACGGCGCGAGGGACCGTGTGTAGTAGTCCGACCAGTCGTTCGGGACTTGTTCGTTTGCCATGAGTCCGAGCGCGTCGAAACATTGAAGAGTGACGGTGGAGTCTTTGCCGGCTTCTGACCAGGTGACCGGCCATCCTGAGACGAAGCCGCGAAAGACGTCGTATTCGACGGCGGCGGATGTGGCGGTGATTTTGATTTGGAGGCGAGGTGTGAGTTTGCCGTAGTAGGTGCCGGATGTGTAGAACGGGTCAAAGAGGCGTGTCCGGTTGTCGAGGACGACGGTGGCTGTGCCGATGTCAAATTGTGTGAAGTCGTCTGTGCGGCCTCTGTGGGTGTTGATGGCGCGAACGTAGGAAGTGACATCGACGAAGGTGGGTGAAACGTCGTAGGGGAGTCCGGTGAAGGAGATGTATACCTTCGGTGTCGGGTAGGCCATTACTTGCGCGCCTTCTTGTTGCCGGCAGAAACGAGGACGGTGCCGAAGCGAGCGTCGTAATCTTTGAGGACGTTGCGGACTTGTTTGCCGATTTCGACGGGGTCGCCGACGCCGGCGGTGATGTTGATGACGTAGGAGTTGTTTGAGTTTGTGATGCTTGCGGCGCCGAGGTTGGTGACTGTTCCTTGTGCGTCGGTGACTGGTTTGCCCATGAAGATTGAGCCGGCGGTGGTGCCGAGTTCTGCGGCGGTGGTGCCGAGGCTGGAGAGGCTTTCGTTGATGCCGCCGACGGTGAGTGAGCTGGTGCCGGCGACGAGTTCGGCTGCGACGCTGGATCCTGCTTCGACGCCGAGGTTGAGGAGTTGTGAGAGTCCTGCTTGTCCGAGGTTGAAAGGTGCGGAGATGAGGGTTTTGAGATCGTTGGCGAACTTTTTGGCTTTTGCGATTTGGTCGGCGAATGCTTGGCCTGGTGTTTTGCGGTTTTTTTGTGCGGTTGTGACGCCTTCTTCTGCGGTTTTTATGTCTTCGAGTGCGGTGAGGTATCCGTTGAGGTCGCCTGTTGCGGACGCAATGTTGAGTTTTGTGTACGCGTCGGAGCGTTGTTTGACTGCGTCTGTGTATTCTTTTTCGGCGTCGGTTGCTTCGGATAGTGCGGTGCCGATGGTGACGTTGCCGGTGATTGCTTCTGCGGTTGCGTCGGCAAATGCTTTCATCGCGTCTTTAGCGTCTTGGAGTTTTGCTTTCGCGTCTTCGAGTGCGGTGCCGAGTTTCTCTTTAAGTGTTGCGCCGAGTGCTGCGAACTTTTCGCGCGCGGCTTGTGCGCGGTCTTTTGATGCTTGGAGTTGGCGCGCTACTTCTTCGACGCGGTCGGCGTAGATCTTTGTGAACGTGGTGTTCTGTCCGTAGATGAGACTGTCAACGGCGTCGCTGTAGCTCATGGTTGAGTTTGTGGCTTTGTCAAGTTCTTCTCGAACTCTGGAGAGCTGCTCGTCGTAGAGGCGGAAGGAGGCGGCGCCTTCGCCAGTTTTTTCGCCGGTGGTTTGTATTTCTTTGCCGAGGCCTAGTGCATTTTGTGCGTTGTTGGCAAGGCTGAATGCAAGGTCGTCTAGTTTTGGGGTGATCTTGTCGGTGAGGGTGAGGATTGATCTGAAGCCTTCGTACCAGGCTTTAGCGGTGTTTCCTTCGTCGGCTGCTTTAGCGGTTTTGATTAGTCCGTCGGCGACGTCGTTGATTGCTGGGAGAAGCAGAGTGCCGAGGGTTTCTTTGAGTTCATCGAAACGGAGGGAAAGGTTGGCGAGTTTGCCGGCGGTGGTGTTGAGTGCGGCGGCGTTACTGCCGGCGAATTGTTTGTTGAGTTCTTCGTAGGCGAGAGCGAAGTTGCCGGATTGTTTTGCGGCTTCGGATAGTGGGACGCCTAGTTTGCCGAGAGCTGTTGTCTGTCCCATTGCGGCTTTGCCGACTGCGAGGGATACGGCGCCGAGGTCTTTTTGTGTTGCTGTAGCGATTTCGGTACTGAGTGCGAGAAGGTCTTGCGCGCGTGAGACGTCACCGGTTGCTCTGGTTAGCGTGGCGAGTGCTGGTCGAAGGTCGTCGTCGGCAATGTTGGAGCTGAGAGATAGTTGTTTGACGAAGGCTTCTGCGGATGCGGTTGCGGTGTCGGTTGCGTAGGTGGTGTTTGAGATTGCGTTGCGGAGTAGAGCCTGGCTTTTTTCGTCTTCTATTGCTGCTTTAGCAAGTTGCGCGCCGAACTTGACGACGCTTGCGCCGGCGATGGCGTAGCCGAGTGATGCAATGTTGCCGAAGCCTTGTTGTGCTTTAGCAAAGGTCGAGAGTTCTTGTGTTGCTTGTTTGAGGTTTTTGCGTAGCGGCGCGGTATTTCCGGTGACGGTTACTGAGACGGATTTTGCCATGACTAGAGGTCGTATTTCTTAACTAGTTGAGTGATGCGTTCGGCGTAAAGGTTTGCTACCGCGTCACGTCGTCCGTCGAGGGAGTCGTAGATGAAGGGTTGTGGCTGGATGTGACGTGATGGCCAGCCGAAATGGATTGCTCCGGCGTAGGGGACTTTTGCGGATCCGACTCGAACCTTGCCAGATGTCATGGTTGCGGCTGCGCGGATTGATGCGGCAAGTGCGCCGGTGCGTACTGGTGCGATACGGAGCGCGCCGTTGACGACGATTTGTGCGGCTTTGAGGTGGGTCGGTTTGAGTTCTTTTTTGGTTGCGTCGCCGAGAGCTTTGAGAGCTTTTTGTGTTTCGCGCAACCCGACGATCTGGGCTTTGCCTTGACGATCGGAGTCTATTCTGTAGCCGTAAGTGCCGCTAATGCCTGCCATGCGTCTTCAGGTTCCTTCCAATAGTCGTCCGGTATTGCCATTGCGATCATCGCTTGGAGGATCCCTGGTGGAGTTTTCAGAAGTTCTCTTGGAGCGATGTGTGTTTTTATTGCGAGAAGCGCGATCAACTCGGTAGTCGAGCGCGCTAGGTAGGGTTTTCGTTTTCTACTTCGACGTCAATGTTTGCGAGGTTTTTCATCCAGTCGTCAAAGGGTTTGACGATGATGCCGTTGTCTCGTTCTGCGAGCCATGCGAGGTAGTAGACCTGTTCTTGTGGGAAGTCTCCCTGGAAGGCGTTGCGGTAGACGGTTTTGAAATGCCGTTCGAATGCGACTTCGGTTTCTGGCCATATTTGAAATGAGCCTTCCGAGCCGTCTCTGTGCTTGACGGTGAGAGTAATCATGGGGTTATGAGGTCGTTTTCACTAGGGTTCCACCTTGAAAGGTGACGGATAGTTGTGCGAGGTCTCCAACGGATCCGGCGACTGGTTGTGAACCGGCGAGGAAAGTGTTGGAGATTGTGTAGGCAGGGTTTGTCGAGCTGGTTGCACCGCTTGAGGCCTTGACGACGATTGTGGTTGTACCGAGTCCGATCTGTCCGTCAAGTGTCGGGGTGACTTTTGCGGCTGCGAAGTCGTTGTTGAACGTGATCGCGACGGAGTTATTTTGGAGACCAGCTGTAAAGAGGTGGCCGTTGCTTCCCATCGCATCTATTGAAATTGCTTCGACCGCATAGTCGAGGCTTATAGACGATATGTACGAACTTAAATCGGTACCGGCCACCGTGACGTATGCGTCTTTGAGTACGAAGATTGCCACTATGCAACCGCCTTCACAAGTGTTCCGCCCTGGAAAGTGACGCTCATTTGAGCC